AACGGGAGCGACCAAGTCCTGATCAATGGCACCGTGTACGCTGGCGGCAACGTCACCGGTCCCAGCACGTCGGTCGTCAACAACCTCGCGACCTACAACAACACGACGGGCACGCTGCTCAAGGATTCGGGGATCGCGGCCGCGAACATCGCGCTGCTGAATGTGTCGAATGCGTTCACCGCGAACATTGTGCTCAGCTCGAATGGTGCGACCTTCGTGCAGACCGATACAAGTGCCGTGGCCAACAGTCGCGTCATCGCCTTCAGCAACGCCGCGCAGAAGTGGACGATCATCAGCTACGACGACGCGTACGGCACGCCCGTGAACATGCTCGATGTCACGCGGGGTGGCAACGCGACCATCTACGGGACGATCAAAGAACGCGGTCGCACGACGCCGCTCGGTGAGTGGATCGATGTGGGCTTCACCGCGTCGAACTTCACGTCGAATACCGGAACCTGGACGGTCACCAGCGGCGGTCAGCAAACGTATGCCTACATGGTCATCGGGAAGACCCTGTGGATCATCCTCTCGATCATCCAGACCAATTCGACCATCACCGGCACACCCACTGAACTGTGGGTCACGCTCCCCAGTGGCTTCACCGTCGCACCGAGCGGTGTGCCGAATGGCGTGACCTATGCCGGGCCGGCCGTCGGCGCCGGGTATCCCATTGGCTACGCGTACACCCTGGCCGGCGAGTCGAAGGTGCGGTTGATCCGCGATCCCACAGCCAGCGGCACCTTTGCCGCCGGGGCGATCGGGATCTGGGCGACCTTCTCGTTGCGGATCCAATAGCGGAGGCACGATGGCTGTTGAACAATCGGTCGCGCAGATGGCCCTCACGCGGGATACCGGGCCGGGCGGGTTCATGGAGCGCCTGACGGCGGTGATGGCGAATGTCGCCGGGAGCATCCTCAGTGAAGCGGCGTCGACCGCCTATCACCAGCAACGCGCGTTCTACGCGCAGAAAGTGATCGCGGATCCTCGACAGGCTGCGACGCAGGCCGGGCCGCAGGTCGTCATGGGGCCGAACGTGATTCCGAAAACGACGTACGACGAAGCGACGCAGGCCGCGACCTGCACCGCGACCGATCTCGAGCTGCAGTCGCAAGTGCAGACGTTCTGGAACTCCTACGCCGCGATTGACGCGCCGAGCTAACCATGGCGATCCCCACCTGTCCGCCGGTCGGCGAAGGCACGCCGACCGATCCGCCGAGTGGCGGCTGGTCCGGCTCGTATGCGGCGCGCACGGATCACGCCATCCTGACGCCACCGTCGCCGCCGCCGACACTCGGTGTCGCCCCCTACAGCTTCACCGATCCGACCTTCGGCTCGCAGATGATCCGTGTGAGTGACGCCTTGACGGCGGGCGGCACGTCGCTGCATGCCGCGAGCAACGCCCACATTGCGACGTGGAACAGCGACGGTACGCGCTTCTATGCGATGAAGGCGACGGGCGGCGCGCAGTTTTTCAAATTCAATCGGTCGACGCACGCCGTCACGATCGATGCGACCGACACCGCGAGCTATCTCGAGCCGAGCTTCAGCTATCTCAATCCGACCAAAGTCTACTGCGGGGGCTACGACAATCACTGCACCATCTACAGCGTCGATCTGACCACTGGCCTGAAAACGATCTTGGTCGATCTGTACGTGAAGTACCCGTGGATGACGTCCATCCTCGCGCCGCCCTCGCAGTACCCGTCGGCGCCGGGCACGGTGCAGCCGACCGGAAACATCTACACGAACGCCCTGACGACTTCGAGCACCGACAGTTGGGCCGTCGCCTTCGGGGGAACCGGCTCGGATTCGCACACCCATGTGCATTGGCAGAAGACCGATGGGACGTCGAAGCTGCTGAATGTGTACGGCGGCCAACTGTCGGGCGGCACCCACCCGATGCCGGGCGGTGCCGGGTTCAACTGTTTGATCCATTCGGTGGCGATATCCCAGGACGGCCGCTACGTCTTCATCTACACGACGTCCGGTGACATCAACGCGACGCCGTCCCGCCCCAAGGTGATCATCTGGGACACGACGCTCGATGCGTGCGACGCGCTGTATACGATCGCGTCGACCGATCCGACCTTCCCTGGCGCCCCGCACGCCATCGATCATTGTGACGGCCACGATTGTCAGGGCTACGGCCTGTCGATCAATCAGGATACGACGTCGGGCACCTACGACGGCTTGCAGTGGACGAAGCGCTCGCTGGCGACGCCGCACTCGATGGGCAACGTCCTGCCGGCGACGCTGACGCCGCAAGAGGTCTACATCGAGGATCACTCGAACTGGCGCAACAACAGTGGCGGCAATGCGGAACCCTACTTCTCGTTCACCTGGCGCCACGATAGCAATACGGATGCGTGGCGGGCATGGGACAACGAGATTCTGGCGATCATGACCGACGGCTCGACGGTCTGGCGCTTCTGTCATACGCAGTCGAACAATACCAACCAATTTTGGAACCAACCGATTGGCCACGTGAACTTCGACGGCTCCTGGGCGCTGTTCACCAGCAACTGGATGGGGACGATGGGGCTCGATAGTGGCCAAGGGATCGCGAGGCAGGATGTCTTCCTCTGCCATCTGCAATGAGGTGATCTGATGAATGTCGTGGAAATGCCGACGCCGCGGCCGCGCGTGATCAAGTTGGCGCTCGGCGAACTGGTGGTCGCGGAACCGGCGCTGACGCGGCTGCTCGAGGAGAAGCTGCCGGCGAAGACGGCGTATCACGTCGCGAAGCTCGCGCGCCTGGCGCAGCAGGAGCTGCAGCACTTTCATGCCAAGCGCAACGACGCGATCAAGGAGATGGGGCTCGCGGCCGACGACGGCTCGATCACCGTCAGCGCCGAGAAGATGCCCGAATTCAACGAGCGCATGCGCGAGCTCGGCGCCGTCGAGGTCACACTCGACTGGGGACCGCTGCTGATCAGTGAACTGCCCACGACGATCAGTCCCGGCGATGTCATGCGTCTCGGTGTGCTGCTGCTCGATGAGGATTAGTGGCACGCAAGGATGTGCGGGAGTCGATTCAGGACGCGATTGACTGGCTCGCGTTCACCGACGAGGTCTACAAACAGCAGCGCAAACGCGAAGACGAGGATCTGGCGTTCCAATTGGCCGAGGGTGCCTGGCCGCAGGAGGTGATCAATCAGCGCGGCGCCGTCGCCGCCGCTGGCAAGATGCCGGCGCTGCCCGGCCGTCCGAATCTCAGCGTCGCCTCGATCGATGAACCGATCGCGCTGGTGTCAGCCGAAGAGCGCAAGGCCAACCTCGCCGTCAAGATCGACGCGCTCTCCGAAGATGCCAGCGACGAGACCTCGCAGATTCTGCAGGGCATCTATCGCACGATCGAGCGCGAGTCGCGTGCCCAAAACGTGCGGTCCTGGGCGTATCAGCGGGCACTCTGGGCCGGCTGGGGCGTCTATCGCGTCAGTAAAAAATTCGATCCCAACGGCGGCCATCCCTTCGACCAGCGGCTCGTCCTCGAGCGCATCGTCTACCAGGGCAACGTCTTCCTCGATCCGTTCGCGCGCCAGCCCGATTGGAGCGATATGAAGCGCGCCATGGTGATCGACGACATGCCGTGGGTGGACTACAAACGGAAATATCCCAAGTCCAAGATCACGCGTGGCGGTGTCGACGGGCTGGGCAGTTTGGCGGGCGAGTATCCCGAATGGGTCAAATTCGGCGAAGGCGATGACGACACCCGCACCGTGCGCATCGCCGAAGATTGGCGCGTCGAGATCACCGAGACGCGCTACGTCCTGCTCGATGACGGCTCGGTCGCGCCGGAGGATGACATCCCCGACGGCCGCGAGGCGGTCACGGGCGACGCCGCACGCGACGCCGTTCAGGAGACGCGGACGGTGTATCACCGCGTCATCAACTGCCAGGAGGAACTCGAAGCGGAGCAAGAGTGGGACGGGCAATACATCCCGCTGATTCCGACGATCGGCCGGGAGATGCAGCCCGTGAAGGGCAAGCGCCTGTGGCTCGGCATGGTCACCAACGCGAAGGACGCGATCCGGCTGACGAACTATTCCGCCAGCGGCGCCATCGAGATGGCGGCGCTCGAGCCCCGCGCGCCCTTCGAAGTGGATCCGCTCCAGATCGAAGGGTTCGAGGATTTTTGGAACAGTTTGAACGTGCGCAACTGGCCGTATCTGCCGCATCACAGTATCGTGCGTGGCCAGCTGATGCCGCCGCCGCAGCGCGTGCAGGCGGATGTGGGCCGCATGGGACCGTCGATGCAGCTCCTGTCGATGGGCCGGCAGTTCGTGCAGGCGGCGACGGCGATCTATCCACCCGCGCTCGGCGAGAACACGCCCGCGCATCGCAGTGGCCGCGCGATCACGGCGCTGCAGGACCAGTCGCTGCAAGCGAACACCCCGTACTTGGATAACCTCGCCAATGTCTCGATGCAGTATGAAGCGATCGTCGTGCTCGACTTGATTCCGCATGTCTATGATCGGCCCGGGCGCATCGCGCGCATTCAAGATGCGCAAGGCCGTAGTCGCAGCGTCGTGCTGAATGCGCCGTTCATCCCGCATCCGGTCACTGGGAAACCCGTGATGCTGCCGAACGACAGCCCGCAGGATCAACAGACGACGCGGAGCTTCGTCGATGACCCGAACCATCCGGCGAAAAACTACGACCTGTCGAAGGGCCGGTACGGCGTCAGCGTCACCGTCGGCAAATCGGAGCCGAGTCGCAACGCCGAGGGGTCCGATTCGCTCAGCGCGTTGATGCAGGCGGAACCGACGTTGGTCCCGCTGCTCGGCCCTGAGTGGGCGAAATTTCAGGATTTTCCAGGGTCTGACGTCGTCGCCGATCTCCTGACGAAGTACCGCGACCACATGATGCCGTGGCTCGCGCCGCCGCCGGCCGGGCCGCCGCCACCCGATCCCCAGATGCTCCAGCAGCAAGTCCAGCAGCTGCAGGGACAGCTCCAAGCGGCGACGCAAGCCTTGCAGACCAAACAGGTGGAGCAGCAGGGCAAGCTGCAGGTCACGCAGGTCCAAGAGCAGGCCGAGACGCAGCGCGCGAGGGAAGCGAACGAGACGAAGCTCGCCGTCGCGGCGATCTCGGCCAAGGTCGAGCAACTGACGACGATGCTCAGCCTCTTCTTTGAAGAGCGCTCACGGTTGGGCTCGCAGACGCATGATGCGGTCAAGGCGGGCCTGCAGCGCGCCCACGAAGCGCTGATGGGCTCTGCAGCGCACCAGGCGGCCCTGGCGCAGACGCAGGCGCAGGCTATCGCCCAACCCATCGAACCGGCGCCGGTCTCGCCAGAGGGCAACGGGACGGCTGGAACGGGCCTTCCGGACACCGGATCGAACGGCGGGGGCGACTAATGCCGCCCTGGAAGCTCAGCTTATTGGTCCGTCTTACGAGATAAGACGTTAGAACGCAATGGTTTGGGAAGGTTTTATCGGCCCTTCGTACGTGAGTCAGTCGCCGCTGGCCGATGCCGAACGGCTGGTCAATTGGTATCCGGAACAGATCGAGAGTCCCTTCGCGACCGCTCAGGTGGTGTTCTATCCGACGCCCGGCACGAGGGACTGGGCGACGGTCACCGATGTGGGTTGCCGCGCCCTGTTCTCGATCGACAACGTGCAGCTCGCCGTCCTTGGCTCGTCGCTGTACCGGATTGGCGTCGGCCCGGTGCTCACCAAGATCGGCACCGTCGCCACCGATAACAATCTGGCGTACGCCGTCACCAACGGGACCATCGGGAACCAGGCGCTCATCGGCGCGGGCGGCAACGGCTACAACCTCGACCTGCCCACCAATACCCTCACGGCCATCGCGAACCTCAGCGGGAAAGTCTTCCAGGTCGGGATGCTCGACGGTTGGATGGTGGCCTTCGACGCCACCAGCGGCACGATGCGCCTCTCCAACCACGAAGACAACACGACGTGGGATCCGACGCAATTCGCGATTCGGCAAGCGCCCGACCAGTGGCGCGCGATGATCATCGTCCCACCGGACATCTGGCTGCTGGGGCAGCAGTCGGGCGATGTCTGGTATGACGCCGGAGCGGCCCCGTTCCCCTTCGCGCCGCGGCAAATCAACTTCAAGTACGGCATCGCGGCGCCGCAATCGTTGGCCGCCATCGGACCGACCGTGCTCTGGCTCGCGCAGACGTCTGAGGGCGAGGGCATGGTCGTCCGGACCAACGCCTATCAACCGCAGCGCATCAGCACCTACGCCGTCGAGACCGCCATCGCACAGTATCAGCAGCTCGGGTCGCTCAGCGCGGTCGAGGGTATGACGTATCTCGATCGCGGTCACCCGTTCTATTGCCTGCGGTTCCCGGCGGCCGACGCGACGTGGGTCTATGACCTCGCGATGGGCACCTGGCACGAACGCGGCTACTGGAATCCGGCGCGCAACCAATACGAGGCCTGGCGCCCACGCGTCCACGCGTTGATCTTCGATCAGCACATCGTCGGCGACGCGCAGACCGGCGTCCTGCAAGTGCTCGACGCCAACGTCGGGCTCGAACGCGACGGCTCCGTGATTCGACGCCTGCGCCGCGCGCCCGCGCTCTTCAACGAGATGCAGCAGATCCCGATCCGGGTCATCGAGCTCTATCTCGAGACGGGGACTGCGCCGATCGCCATCGCGGGCATGACGCGGCGCGACGGGCGCCTCATGTGGCGCACCTCGGATGATGGCGGGCGCACGTGGGGCAATGAGCGCCAGGCGACCGTCGGCTCGCGCGGCGAAACACGCGTGCGCGTGCGCTTCTGGCGCAACGGCACGCCGCGCGATCGCGTCGGTGAGCTGACCGTCAGTGATCCGATCCCGTGGCGAGTCATCTCCTGCTACATCAATAACGATGGGTCGGGCGCATGAGCCTCCTGGTCCCGCCGCCGACGTCCGCCCCGATCACGCAGCCGCGCCTCGGCCAGCTGACGGCGGAATGGGTGCGCTGGTTCAAGGATCTGTGGGGCGCCGTCGCGCCCGCCGGCCATTGGATAGGCGTGCCGTTCAATGCGGCGAACTTTGGTCCCTACGGTGGGGGCACGGTCACGGTCACATCCAGTCAGGTGACCTTCAACTACTACACGATCATCGGGCGGACATTGATCTGGAGTCTCCAGATCGCCGCCGCCACGATCGGGGGCACCGGCTGTACGGGCCTCGTCTTGAATTCGCCCGTGATGAACACGAACCAGTTCCTCGGTGGGGCGGATCCCTCAGCGTACCTGAATCTCAATGGCAGCGTCTTTCCGGCCCTCATCAATGCGGTGAACAGTTCGCAAATTCTTGTGCAAAAGCTCGATGGCTCCGCGTGGCCGGCCGGGGGCTTCTACATGTATATGACGGCGACGTTCGCGCTGAAGGACAAGTGATGGAGGTGACGCGACGCGTCGCGACGCTCCACGATGTCGATGCCATCGCGGCGATGGGCGAGCGGTTTCGCGCCTCGACGGAGTACGCCGCCCGCGTGCCGGCGAACCTCGACCAGATGCGGGCGCTTGCCGAACGCATCATCACCAGCCCCGACGGTGTGATTGCGGTGGCTGAAAGCGATCATGCGCTGGTCGGGATGCTCGCCGCGATCGTCTATACGCATCACATCTCCGGCCGGCGTGTCGCGGGCGAGATTGCCTGGTGGGTGGATCCGGAAATTCGCGGCACCGTCGGTGTTCGGTTGCTGAAGGACATCGAGCGCTGGGCGCGCAAGCGGGGCGCCGAGACGCTCGAGATGATCGCGCCGAGTCCGTATATCGAAGCGATCTACTCGCTGCTCGGCTACGAACCGGTCGAGCGGACGTATCAGAAAGCACTCAGAGGCGGCTCTAATGATGACTGAACCGCGCGAGCCCCGCCCGCGCCGCCATCCATTGGTAAATCCCGAATACGCGATTGCCGCGCTGCGCGAGCTCGTCGTCGCCTGGGATGACGAGGACGACGATGGCCATCGCTTCTTCGCCGCGCTGCTGCGAGCGCGGGAATTGTTGAACATCGACGCGCGACAGCGAGGGCACCAGTGACGAACGCCTCCATCGCGATTCCGTGCAGTGAGCGGTACCGCTACGGCCTCAGCGCGCTCTGTGTCGTCGACGACGTGCTCGCCGATCCGGTTGGCTACACCGCGGCGGCGCGGCGGGCGACGTTCGCCTCGGTGACCGGCGCGGCGGGCGAAGCCTTCCATGGCATCGCGCCCTGCACCGACGGCGAGCTCGCGCGCTGGATCACCACGCGGTTTCCCGACGCGCATCCGACGCTGACCTTTTTCCGACAATCGCCGGGCGGCCAGATCGAGCCGAACTATGTCCATTCCGATTTCGCGATGGGCGACTGGACCGGCATTCTCTATCTCACCGAGCAACCGATCGCGGGTGATGGGACCGTCTTCTGGCGCGATGTCGAGACCGGCGCCACCGGCTGCCGCTCGGCTGCGCTGCTCGACTACGCCGAGGAATACGCACGCTGGCGCGACGGTGATCGGTGGACGGAGTGGGCGCGCGTTGCCGCGCAGCCGAATCGCTTGGTGCTCTTTCCGAGCGCGCTCTATCACTCCCGCGCGCTCCGCGACAATTACGGGGATGGCGCGACCGCGCGACTGATTCAGGTCATGTTCGGCACGGGCACGCTGAAGAGAGGATAGCCATGGCTATTGCGACCGGCACGGCCATCGCGATTGCCGCCGCCGCCTCAGCCGGCAGCAGCATCGCCGCCTCGAAGATGCAGTCGAGTGCGCAGCAACAGGCGGCGCAAACCGGACAGGCCGCGACCGATCGCGCGGCGCAGCTGCAGCAGCAGGAACAGCAAGCGCAGCTCGATTACCTGCGCGACAAAGATGTGCAGCAGGCGCAGCAGTTCGATCAGGTCCAGCGCCAGAACTACGCGCAGTATGTCGCGCGCGAGACGCGCCTGAACGACGTGCGCAAAAACATCGGCCTGCCGATTCATCCGATCCTGCCGTACGGCTCCAGTGGCTACGGCTTCGCGGGTGAGAAAGGCATTCCGCCGGGTAGCACCGCCGTGAATGTCGGCGGCCCGCCACCGCCGCCGGGCGCGCCCGCTGGGCCGCCCGGTGCCCCGCCGCCTGGGCCGCCCGGTGCGCCGCCGCCAGGGCCGCCGATGCCGCCACCGACCGGTGCGCCGCCAGCACCGGGTGGACCCCCTATGGATCCGAGTGCGCTGTATCAAAACCCGAGCGGCAATCTGTACTTGCCGAACCGCATCGGCAACTTCGTGTAGAGGACGCTATGGCCGATCCGAACACCATTGCGACCTACACGCTCCCGGATCCGAGGAATGTGCCGAAGGACTACTACAAAAATGTGCCGACGGCCGATCCGCATGTGGCGGATCTCATCAAGCAGTACATCGCCGACAAAGGATTGAAGGCGAACCAAAACGATCCGAGCGCGCTGCACGACATCACGTCGTACCTGCGCGATCAAGGCATCAATGCGCAGACCGATTACACCGACGTGAACAATCACACAGGGGGCATCCTCGTCAACGGACGTCCCTATCAACTAATCGACGGCAGCAACAACTGGACGCCGCTGCGACCGTGGGAAGAGGGCGACACGAGCGGCAGTGGTGCGTACGGACCCGGTGGCGGCGCCACCGCAACGAACGTGAGCTCGCAGCTGCCGGCGACGCTCCCCGGCCGGTACATGAATCCGCAGACCGGGCAGCTCTATACGCCGAGTACGCCGAATACGATCGCACCGTACCTGCCGGAGTAGGAGCGCACGATGGCGAATGGCACCGACGACGGGAGCGATCAGAATCAAGGCACGCCGGGCGTTCCTGATCCGTCCACCGTCCCGCAGACGTCGACGTCGACCGATCCCGGCATGATGAATCAGCAGCAGGCGCTGCAGTACATCCAAAGCCGTATCGGCCGGCCGCTGACCTCGGATCAGATTTCCCAGGCGTATGCGCGGTTCGGCGGCGATCCGACGTCGATGCACTCGGCCGCCGATCTCGATCCGGTCGTGCAGTACTTCCAGAGCCAGAGCGCGCCGCAACCACCGGGACCGGGCCAATCGGCGACCGACATCGCGGCGCATCCGCCCTCGTTCAACGCGCCCACGTACACGCCGCCGCCCGCGTTTTCGTACGACGCCTTCAAAGCGCCGACCGGTGCCGACGCGCTCGCGCAGGATCCGGGCTACCAGTTCCGGCTGCAGCAGGGGCAGCAGGCGCTCGAGAACAATCGCGCGGCGATGGGCGTCATGGGCACGGGCGGCACCATCAAGGATTTTCTGAACTACGGGCAACAAGCGGCGTCGCAGGAATACGGCCAGGCGTTCGATCGCGCGGCGCAGACCTACCAGATGAATCGCGCGAACGCACTCGGCAATTACATGACGAATTACCAGACCCAGTACACCGATCCGTTCAACTTTGCGTTCCAGAACGCCCAGGCCACGCTGCAGCCGCAAGAGCTCGCCTATACGACGCAGGTCGGTGCCGCGCAGCACGCGGCTGATCAGGCGCAGTTGTACGATTTCAACAACCGCGTCTTCGACTGGCAGTCGCAGTTCGCCCGCGATCAATTCAATTACACGCAGCGTCACAACGCCCAGACCGACGCGTTCGATCAGTGGTACCGCCGCAACTATCTCGGGCTCCAAGCCGCGCAGTGAGGTGCTGACGTGCCAGTCTTCACCTACGACCAGTACAGCAATCCGTACGCCAATACGATCGCGCAGATCATCGGCCGCCAAAACGATCCGCAAGCGCAGGCGGCGCTGGCCAAAGGCAATCTCGAGATCCAGCGGATCATCGGGCAGGCGAATGCGCGGGCGAACATGGTCGGCTCCATTGGCAATGCCATCGCCGGCGGCCTCAACGAGTACTACAATCCGACGCGCCGCTATCAGGCCGCGCTCGCCGATCTCAAAGAGAAAGATGTGGCCGCCGCCAACGCGCTGAGCGATTACCTCAAGCACTGGGAACAGCGTAACGCGCCGACAGGCGTGCGCAGTGGTTTGCCAGGCGAGATGGCGACGCTGCCGCCGCCGACCAGCTTCAGCGTCGACTACAACGGCAAGACCTACAGCTTCCCGAACCAGAACGCGCTCGACACGTTCAAGCAGCAATTCAGTATCGGTGGTGAGACCGACGAGGAGCCTCCGACATGACGCCCGATCCGGACGAAGTCGCCGCGAGTCTCGGCGGCGCCGTCGCCGAAGCGGAGCCGAGCGCGGAACCGGAGGCCGCGCCGGGCGGGCCGCCCGCGCGCGATCCCGACATGATGGCGCGGGCACTGGGCGGCACCATCGCGCCGACCGCGCCACCACCTGCCGCAGCCCCGCCGCAGCTCCCGGCACCAGACCCGGCGCAGAGCCGGCAGCTGATGACCAACGATGGTCTCTATGACATTCCGGCGATCACGCACTTTCTGAACGCCGCCGGATTCGGTGCGCAGGCGCCAGGCCTGGTGTCGAGCGCCGAGAAGATCAACGACGCCGTCACCAACCATCAGAAGGCGCAGCAGCAGCTGCAGATCAGCAAGATCACCGCGCTCGGCTTCATGGCGCAGGGCTGGGTGAAAGCGATGGATGCTGGCGTGCCGGCGGATCGCGCGCTTGACATGGTCGCATCGCCGGCCGTGGCCAGCGGCACGATTTCGATGAAGGACTACATGACGCAGCGCCAGCAGCTCCTCGCGCTCTCGCGAGATCAACAGCGCGCCGTCGCCAACGCGATGATGGATCAGGCCGCGCAGTACCACAAACCAACCGAGGTGCCCAAGGAAGGTACACTCATCGATCCCTTCGGCCGCGTGATCGCGCGCGGCCAATCGGCCGAGGATAAATATACACTCGGCCCTGATCAGGTCCGCTACGAGCATGGCGTGCCCGTCGCCTGGGGACCAGACAAACCCGCACCGAAGCGCACCTCGGAAGACGACAAGACCGAGTATCTACAGATCAAACAGAAGATGGCGCTGAATCAGGAGATTACGCCGGAGCAAGCCGCGTTCGTGAAGTCCTATGAGGGGGAAAAGCTGATTGGACCGGAAGCGGCGGCCGCCGCCGCCGCCAGTCGCCAGGCTGCGGGGATCACCGAGGCGAATCGGCTGCTCGGCGAGAAACAAAAATTCGACGTGATGCAGAAGGCACGCGAAGACATCAAGGAGACGGCCGATAAACCGTTTGCCATCGCGCAAGGGGCCGCCGCCGAGCTACGCGATGTCGTGAACAGCGCGAAAGCCGGCAACAACGTGTCGGCCGCACTCCAGAGTCTCGTCGGCACGATGGCAGCGGTCCGCTCGCAGAACCTTACGCGGATCAATACGCCCGAACTCAAGACCACCGAGAGCGCCGGCAATCTCTGGGATCGCGTCATGGGGTTTCTCGGCAAAAAATACAGCGGGCAACCGCTGGATGAAAAAATTCAGAACGACATGCTCCAGTTCGCGACGATTCTCGAGCAGGCTGGGTATAAGAAGTACGCTAGTGCGCATGATGCCGCCAACAAGCTCTATGGCACCACCATCCCGCGCACTTATGACGCGCCCCCACTGCCAGGCGCCTCGCAGACCGCTCCCTCGACGGCCTCGCAGACCGCTCCCTCGACGGCACGCGTCGCCCAGGTGCAGGAGGCATTGAAAGCAAGGCGCCCCGGTAAGCGCTATATCCTCACCGATGGCACGGTCTGGGACAAGAATGCGGACGGCTCGGTCAAACAGGTCCAGTAATGCCCGATCAGAGTCCGCTCGGCGTCGTGAAGGAAGAACCGATTCCCGCTGCGACCTCGACATCGAGTGCGCTCGACGTCGTGAAGGAAGAGCCGATTCCTCCCGCGGCGCCCCCATCGCTGCAAGACGTCGCGAGCATGACGGTCTCGAGCGATGCGGCGACGCGCAATCGAGCGTGGGCGCTCGCGCAAAACTTCAGCCCTGATGACATGAAAGCCTTCGTGCCCTTAGTGCGCGCCGCGCATGGCGTCGGGCCACAGGGACGCTTGGACGCGCCCATCGCGCGCCTCACCATTCCAGGCGGCTCGGTGACGCTCGATCCCAGTGACGTACTGCTGGGCGTGGGCGCCGCGCGCGGCCTGGCGGCGATTGCGGGCGCGGCCAAGCAAGGGGGTGTATTGGGCGCCGCGCAGGCGATTGCCACCGATCCCTTCGCACGCTATTACGCCACGAAGTACGGGCTGCAACGCTTGGGCGTCAATCCGCTCCTCGCCGAAGGCGCTGCGCTGTATATGAGCGGCAAAGGCAGGGGTGGCACAGGCGGCGGCAAACCCGCGCCAGCGGAGCCGCCGCCAACTGCGGGGGGCGGTGAGGTCTATGGGCCGCAGCCATTCCACGAGGTGCCGCTGCACGAACAGATTCCGCATCTTCCAGAGCAAGGGGCGGCACCCATTCAGACGCGTAGCGCGCCGCCGCCCTATCAGCCCCCGAAGCCGGCGCCAGAGCTGCCCGCGACGCCGGAAGGACCAGTCGAGTTCAACGATCTGCCGCTCTATCGGCAGCAGGAGATTCTTGAAGCGCACGCACAGGCGAATGCCCCGCCCGTGATGGGACGGAGCGCGCCGCCGCCCTATCAGCCGCCGCAGCCGGCGGCGGAGCTGCCCACGACGCCGGAAGGACCGGTGCCCTTCAACGATCTGCCGCTCTATCGGCAGCAGCAGATTCTCCAGGCGCACGCACAAGGAGGCGCGCCCGTCACCACGCGGAGCGCACCGACGCCATATCGCCCGTCTGGTGAAGCGCCACCGTGGCCGAGTCTGTCGCAGGGCGCGCACGCCGGGGAGCGCTTGGAGGATATCGCCCTCAAGGATCCGCAGTACCTGCGCTGGGTGCGAAAGGAATGGGATCTCACTCCGCAGATGAAAACGGCGATCGATCATGTGCTCGGCGAGGGACCGGTGACGCCGAGTCAGGCACTGACGCAGCGCGACTTTGTCGCGACGCTCCAACGCGAAGGCGGTGTGAGTCCCTCCGAAGCCTATGCGATTCTGCAGAACGCGCTGCTGAAACGTCAGGACCTCGGCACGCTCCTCGATCAACTCGGACTGAGATAGACCTATGCCTGCAGGCACCTACGCGCCCGATCCTGATCTGCACGTCCTCGATACGAACGGCTTGCCAGTGATCGGCGGCCTAGTGTGGACGTATCTCGCGGGGACGACGTCTCCGATTCAGACGTTCGCGGATGTCGGTCTCAGTGTGCCGAACCCGAATCCGATCGTCGCCGATGGAGCGGGACGCTTCCTCGCGTTTCTGGTGCCAGGGACGGCTTATAAATTTGTGTACGAGCTCGCGCCGCCGAGCGGCTCACCGCCGCTCACCCATGGCGCCGCGCTCTTCACCCGCGACAACATCACCGCGATCACCGCGAGCAGCCCGGCAACCGATGTCAATGGCATTGCGGGCGTGGCTGGTGGCTCGATCAATGCGGGCCAGGCCGTGTATCTCAGCGACGGGACGGGCGGCCTCACGGCGGGCCAGTGGTACCCGACCAACGCAACGAACGCGTACCAGTCGTCGACGCCCACGATCATCGGTATCGCCGTCAATGCGATCACCGCCGGCACGGGCGGCCTCATTCGACTGAGCGGTACCGTCACCGTGCCGGGTATCACGTTCGTCGTCGGCGGACGCGTGTACTTGAGCAATACGCCCGGCGCCGTGAGCAACAGCCCCGGCACGAATCAGCGCGTCGTCGGCCAGGCGCAGGATGCGACGACGCTGATCGTCGGGGCTTGGCCAACGCCCGCCGCGAGCTACGTGCCGCCTGGTAACGTCGTTCTGACCGATGGTCCCGTCGTCACGCTGGATGCGTCGCTGGGCAGCATCTTTACGCTGACGGCGGCTGGTGACCGCACGCTCAATCCGCCGATCAATCCAACCGAGGGCCAAAAGATTGTCATTCGCCACGGCGCGAGCGGCGCGAACCGCACGCTGACGCTGTCCGGTGCGGCTGGCGGCTTTCACTGGGGCACGGACCTCGCCGGTCCGCTGCCGACCACGCTCAATGGGACGTGGGACTACGTCGGATGCATTTACATCGCAGGCGGTCTGCGCTGGGACGTCGTGTCGCTCACGCGTGGGTTCTGATGTCGACGACCTTGATCGTCGGCGGCGTCAGTCATCCGTTCGTCGCCAACCAAAAAATTCTGATCAGCGCGATCGGCGCGACGACGATCACCGTGACCGGTGGCAGCGAGGTGGTGAAAGTGTTCGGCGTAGCCGGCGGTGCCTACGGTGCGGGCGGTCCCGGCGCGGGCGGTGGCGGCGGGGCATGGCATATCGCGGGGATCACCGTCACCATCGCCGGCTCCCTGACCTACACCGCGACCGTGGGCGGGCAGACGCAACAAACCAGCTTCACGGATAGCGGCGGTGCGACCTATCTGCAGTTGGCGGGCGGCCAACCCGGTGCGAACGGCTCAGCGCTCGGGCTGGGCGGCAGCGTCATTGTCGGCGCAGGCGGGGGCAAAGGCGGCGATGGCGGCGGCGGCGCAAGCGGCGGTTACGACTACGGCGGCGGCGGGCAATCGACCGGTGGCACGGGGGGCGGCGGCGGGGGCGCGAACAACGGGAGCAATGGCGGCGACGGCGGTAGCGGCATCACGGGCGGTGGCGTCGGCGGCGGCTTTCTGAATCCTGGCGGCTCGTCGAGCGGGCAGGGCGGACCAGGCAGCAGTGGTGGCCCCGGTGGTGGTGGTGGCGGCGGCGTGACCTTTGGTGCGTCGGGCGAGTCACCAGCCGGCTATGGCGGCGGCGGCGGCGGCGGCGCGTATGGCGTCGGTGGCGGCTCAGGGTGCCAAGGTGCCGTCTGTATCCAGATGATCTCCGAGTCGGTCACCGTCACGCCCCCGCCCGCGCCGAAGGGCCGTTTTTTCTTGGCGTTCGCATGACGCTGACGGCCATCTGGATCGTGGCGATCCTCTGGCTGCT